CACACCTGCGCATAGTATAGGAACATTCTATGGATATGTCAACATAATTGACCATCTTATGTACGCAGTTTGCCACTTCTCTCCATACATAAACTGACACAGCCTTACCAGGTTAGGCACAGATGGTTCTCGTTTACCATTCTTCCATAAGTAGATAGTGGTTCTGCTGACCTCTACATAAGATGCTAGTTCAGTCTTATTGTGTGGTTTCAGACACTTGGCAAACTCTTCGTTCCACATATTCTCTCCAAAGTTTTGATTGTTGTATTTTGTGTCCGACCAGTTCAGAACACTGAGGTACTATGGCATTGCCTAAGGCTCTAATTCGGTCCACCCTGTCGGGAACCCCATCATCCACTCGACAAACCGAGGATTGAGGACCAATACCTCCCCAATCGCTTGCTCCTTTTTGATTCCATAATGTAGACAAGCGCGGATACCCAAGCAACTCCCCATCTTTAGAACCTCCTCTCTCCTCCAAGCACTCGGATGCTTCGGTGCTTGTCTCAGGTCGTGTGGTGTTGGTGTTGGTAGTTTGAACCTCTTGTCCCCTTTGCTGTAACGACTTCCCCTCACCAACGCTCGATACAGACCGCCCGTCGGTTGTTTGTCGTGGTCCGTCGACACCGGAGTAGGCAACCTCCATTCCGTTTTTGCTGTGGTGGTAGTATCCCAAGGTTGTTCGGTATCCGACACAAAACCATCGTTTCCTGAGGTGTGGTGCTCCGAACTGACCAGCGGATATAATCGTCCACTCCGCATCATACCCGATTTCGGCAAGGCTTCCGAGAACTTCTCGTCCCCCCAGTCGAAGCACATTTGGGACGTTTTCCAATACGATAACTGGTGGTTCCATTTCGCTAATAACTCTACACATTTCCCACCAAAGACCAGACCTCGATGCATTGATACCTCCTTTTGCTCCAGCAATACTTATGTCTTGACACGGGAACCCACCGCACAGTATGTCTACAGGTTCCAGGTTATGTTTACCAACACTGCACACATCATCATAAATGGTTGCGTCAGGCCAGTGTTGTTTCAGAACTCTCTGGCAAAATGGGTTTTGCTCCACTTGCCAGATTGTTTCGCTGTTGGGTATGGAGCGTTCCAATCCTAGTTCGAACCCTCCAATACCACTAAATAGACTACCTATTCGAATCATTGTAGACTCTTTAGATACTTCATGTTGTCTTTGGAAACTCTAAACCATTCATACAAATCGTTTGGATTGTTACCACTTTTTACCCATTGACAAATCTCTTGCCACTTTGGTCCGTCAGGGTTAAGCCACTCTTTATCGTCATTATCAGAAGCGTTTGCTTTAGGAGCGTTATTAGTTTTTGACGCAGAACTACTCGCACCATCATCATCACCGTCTACATCTAGGTCTAACAAACAACCAATAGCGTAACGTTTGCCA